GCAGTGGGAAACAGCGCTTACGCATCTGGAGCGCTCCACTGAGCTGTACGCCAAAGCCGGCAATGAAACGCGCATTGCGAAGTGCCGCAAGGCAATCGCCAAACAAGCACCCGCCGTCACCGGCGCCCAATAACCGACTACCCCCCCAGCGGGGAACTGTGGACGTGTGTCTGCCATTTATGGACAGCCCCACGAAAAACAGTTTCCCCGCCCTATTTGAGCGGTCAGCAATGAGCTTTTCCGGGAAACCCACCACCGTTGTGGAACAGGCGATCGAGAACGACGGCTTCTGGCCGAACCTCTCCGTGGCCGAATTCCAGAAGGGCTATCGCCTGCCGGCGGAGTTCCTTGGCGACCTGCTGACCGACGCTTTGTTTATCGCAATGACCGAGGTCAACGACGACCTGGCCAAGCTCAAAACCAGCTGGCTGGCAGCGGGCATCGTAACCGTGGAAGCGGCCGATCCGATGCTGCTGCCTGAGCGTGCATTCAAGGCCAGGCTGTACAAGCGCGCCGTGTATTGCCGCGCCAAGGCCAGCGCCTTGCAGCAGTTCCCCACCGTGACCCGGCGCGAGAGCGCCGAGAACACCGGCAAGGAAGCACCGGAGCGTGAAGACACGTTTCTGGCGTTCAGTCAGCAAGCCGTGCGCGCCCTGCAGGGCCGTGGCCGCATCACGGCGAAATTGCTATGACCAAGCTGCAGGCGTTGACCGCCTACCTATTGGAACGCGGGCTGGTCGAGCCTGAACAGCTCGACAGCTGGACGGAGCAGGTCAAGCTTTCGCTGATCTGGAAGCCCGACGTCGACGGCATGCACTTTGCCGACATGCACTATCGCGCCGTGATTGTCCTGGAGCGCTTCGCCGATCATCCGGCCCGCATGATGGCCCTGGTCGGCAGTTGGCTGGAGAACCACGACGCCGATCGCGATCGCCACGAACTGCTGGCACCGGAATTCGCCGTCGAGCCTGTGGACAGCGACCTGTTCGACGTGGAAGTCACGCTGGAATTCGTTGAACCGCAGTATCTCTCCGAAGAACCGGACGGCGAAATTCAGGCCTTCGGCAAGACCTGGGCGTTCATCCCGTTTGACCTGTGGGTCGCTGAGCGTGGCGAGGTGGCCACCAGTGGCGGGGCGTAGCACCTTCGAACTCGATGTGCGCGGACGCCTGGGCGTGCGTGAGCAACTAGCCTTGCTGGCTTTGCCGCCGCAGTTGCGCCGGCGTTTGCTGAACCAGGTGACCAAGCGCGTGCGGACGATGAGCCGCAAGCGTCAGCGCGCCCAGCAGAACGTGGACGGTTCGGCGTTCGCCCCGCGCCAGGGCGAGAGCAAGGGCAAAAAGAAGATGGAAGCCGGCCTGGCCAAGCTGATGGTGGTCACCCGCGTGACCGCTGACGAAGCAGAACTGGGCTGGAAAAACGCCCTGACCCGATGGGTCGCCGCCCAGCAGCATTACGGCGTCAGCGAGCGCCGCACCGCCGCGCAGATGCGCCGCTGGAACAAATCCCCACCAGGCCTCGCGGCCACCGAAAAACAGGCCAAGCGCCTGCGCCGGTTGGGCTTTCGCGTGCGTCAGGCCGGCAAAAAGAGCCTGACCAGGCCGTCAGTGGCGTGGATTCAAGAGCATGTGAACTACGCCAAGGCCGGCCTGCTGATTCGCATCCTGGACGACCAGCGCAGCGAGTCATCGGGCTCGCAGAGCTGGGAAATCACGCTCCCGAAACGCCAGTTCATCGGCGCCGAAACCGAACGCGACACCGATCTGCTGATTAGCCAGGTGTTGCAACAAATCCTAACTTCACCCCGCTAACGAGGCACTGCATGGCACTCGGTCAAGTCACCGTCGACAATCTCAACCTGGGCCAGGGGCCTGTGAGCGAGATTGAGCGTTACTTTCTTTTCATCGGCCCCGCTGGCAAGAACGTCGGCCAGATCCTGCCGCTGAACACGGACAGCGATCTGGACGCCGAACTGGGCGTTCCGGCCAGCGACCTGAAAACCCAAATCACCGCTGCCCGTCTCAACGGTGGCCAGCGATGGGCATGTGTCGCGGCTCCGATCGGCGCCGAGGGCAAATGGGACGAGGCGTTGGAAAAGGCCCAGCAGCAGGGCTACTCCGTCGAATCTGTGGTGATTACCAAGCCGGTGACCGCTGCCGCCGAGCTGTCGGCGATGCATGACGCAGCGATCGCGCTGAACAACACCTACGGACGCCGTGTGTTCGTCATGGCGTCCGCACCTGGTATCACCGCCGAACAGAACTGGGCGCAGTACGTCAGCGAACGCAAAGCGTTGTTGGCCAACCTGGCCGCGCCGCGTGTGCTGGTCGTACCGCAGTTGCACGGCAATGACCTTGGCGTGCTGGCCGGTCGCCTGGCCAATGCTTCCGTGAGCATCGCTGACAGCCCGATGCGCGTGGCTACCGGTGCCGTGCTGGGCCTCGGCCCTGTTCCGATCGATGGCGAAAAAGTCCCGCTGACCTCGGCGGTGCGCAGCGAGCTGGATCGGGCGCGCTACTCGGTTTCGCAGACCTATCCCGACTACCCGGGCGTGTACTGGGGCGACGGCAACATGCTGGACACCGCCGGCAGTGACTTTCAGGTCGTGGAATACCTGCGCATCACCGACAAGGCCGCTCGGCAGATCCGCCCGCTGCTGATTCGCCGCGTGGCCGATCGCCGACTGAACAACACCCCCAACAGCATGGCCGTCAACACCAACCAGCTGATGGCGCCGCTGCGCGCCATGGCCAAGTCCGTCACGTTCGCGGGCCAGGTGTTCCCTGGCGACATCGAGCCGCCAAAGGACGGCGACCTGGTGCTGACCTGGCTGACGAAAACCAAGGTCGCGGCCTACATCAAGCTCAAACCCCACAACTGCCCGAAAGACCTGACCGCGAACATCGCCTTGGATCTTTCCACTGAGAAAACGGAGTAACGCCCCATGGCGAAGATTGGCGGCAAGAACTTTGACGTAAACCTGGGCGACATCGCGCTGCACGTCGAAAGCTGCACCCTGGACATTACCGACAATTCGGCAGTGGCCCAAACCCGTGGCGTGCCGGACGGCTACGTGGACGGCGATGTCGCCGCCGCCGGCGAGCTGGAACTGGACAGCACCAATTTCAACTTGCTGGTGGACGCGGCGCGCTCGGCGGGCAGTTTCCGCGAGCTGAAACCCTTCGACTCGGTGTTCTTCGCGAAGGCCGGCGAGGATGAAGAAATGCGCGTGGAAGCGTTCGGTTGCCGGGTGAAGGTCTCCAGCCTGCTGTCAATCGATCCCAAGGGCGGCGAGAAGAGCAAATACAAGGTTCCGTTCGACGTCACCAGCCCGGATTTCATCCGCATCAACGGCGTTCCGTACCTGGCCGCTGCTGAAACCGAGGGGCTGCGCTGATGGTGGACTGGTTCGACCGCGCCCAGGAGCTGGAGCAACGCCAACGTGACCAGGCGATCAAGGCCCAGCTGAGCAAGGCTGTGCCGGTCGGGCCGAGCCTGACCCATTGCCAGGACTGCGACAAACCAATCCCGCCGGCGCGCCAGGCGCACGGCGGCATAACCCGGTGCGTCCCGTGCCAGACGGACGTCGAGAAGAGTAAACGCCGATGACCACTGAAACTTCGCGTCTGGGAACGCTGGAGCGGCAACTCGCCGTGATCGAGCACCGCATGAACGAGTTTGAGGGTCGTCACGACACCGTGCCGACTCGCGTGACCAAGCTTGAGCAGCAATTCGAAAACATGACTGGACAGCTCAAGGAACTGAACAAGGGACAGCAGGCGTTGACCCTGGCGGTCAACGTGATCGGCTCCAAGGTCGGGCGCTTGCTGACCATCCTGACGCTGGTTGGCGCCGTGCTGCAGATGGTCGTGCCGGCACTGTTGCGCGTGTGGTTCCCATGAGCCTGCGCGGCAGGATCATGGCCGGCGTGATCGCGCTGGCCAGCACGCCGCTGGTGATCTTCCTCGGCACCTGGGAAGGCAACGGTCAGAACACCGTTTACGCGGACAAGCTCGCCGGCGGACTGCCCACGGTTTGCAAAGGCATCACCCGGTTTACCAGCCCGTACCCGGTCGTGGTCGGCGACTACTGGTCGCCCGCCAAGTGCGCCGAGGTGGAGCAACTGGTGATCCGCAAAACGCAGCTGCAGCTGGCCGAGTGCATCACGAACCCGAACGTGGGCCAGAACACGTTCGACGCACTCACCAGTCATGGCCACAACTTCGGCGTGACCAGCACCTGCGCCAGTCGAGCGGTCGCGCTTATCAACGCCGGTCGCATCGCCGAGGGCTGCAAAGCCCTGGCGTGGGCGCCGGACGGCAAGACGCCGGTATGGGCCTTTGTAACCGACGCCAAAGGCCAGAAGCGCTTTGTGCCGGGCCTGCACAACCGCCGGCTGGCCGAATCCCGGCTGTGCGCGGAGGGCTTGTGATGCTGCGCGAAGCCTTGTTCCTGGTTGCCCTGTGCCTAGTTGCCTGGATCGGTTTTGACGTACTTGAAGGCCAGCGCGACGAAGCCAGGCGCGAGCGCGACAGCGCGAAATGGGAGGCCAGCGGCCTGCGCGAAGCGGCACGCAGCACCGGCGAAATGCTCGCCGAGCGGGACGCGATCGACCAACGAAACACCAAGGAATTGACCGATGCACGCACTGAAAACGAACGCCTGCGCCGCGCTGTTGGCGATGGCACTGGCCGGCTGTACGTCAGCGCCACCTGTCCCGCCTCCGGATCTGTGTCCGCCACCGCCGGCACCGCCCGCGTGGCTGATGCAGGACGCGCCGAACTCTCAGCAGACGCTCGACAGGATTATTTCACCCTCCGAGATCAACTCGCCCAAAGCCGGCAAATGATCGTCGGACTGCAGCAATACGTCCTTGGTGTTTGCCGGCGATCGCCGGCGCCCCAAGTCACCACTTTTCCCAACCTCAAAAAGAGCGATACCCCATGAGCCAGCAAAACACCGAAATCACCCTGGAAGTCGGCGAACAGGAATTCACCTTCAACCTGACGCCTGCGGACGTGACCAAGTACTTCAACGCCCTGACCCAAACCAACAAGGTCGCCCCGGGCAACAACCTGTTGATGACCACCGTCAAGCAAGAGGAAAAGGCCACGCTGAAACCGCTGCTGGCCAACCCGGTGATGGTGATGCAGCTGGCCGGCGCGTTGCTGGAGGAATACGCGCCCAACGTTGAGGTGATCGTAAAAAAGCGCTCGAGCACGCTGAGCGCCTGAGCGAAAACGGCCTGGGCCAGCTGATGGCCCTGACGAACCGCTGGCTACCTGGTGTCGAACCCACGCCCGAGGCGATGGGGACGGCCAAGTGGCTGGAGGACGAACACTGGAGACGCATGGAGTTTGCCGTGGCTAGCGGCATCGCCCTTGCGCTGAACGGGTAACGACATTGGCAGACCGTAGCGCCAGCCTGGCTTTCATTCTCAGCTTGCAGGACAAGGTCACCGCGCCCCTGGGCAAGGTGAAAATGGGTTTTGCCGAGCTTTCCGA